ACTATCAATCGCATTATTAAAGGCCTTGAGCGGGTCGCTGGAGTCTTTCCATACCTCGTAAAACTCCCGCCATAGATCAAAATCAAGGTAATACCCTTGTTGCATTTTGTCGGGGTCGTAATCTTTTAGTTTTAGTCCTCGGAAGTGTTGGCCTTCTGCGGTTGTAGTCATCCAAGAATTGCAAAATGCGCCTACCTCATAATTCTTAATCCCTATATTAAAATGCTTGCAAAATTTTTTGATTGAATTTAGTCCATCATCCCACCAAAAATATTCCATACCATCGCGATACCATTCACGGGCGCGGTCTTTTGCGCCTTCATCTAGTTCGTGAAATTGGTAAATCTTTTCCTCTACTACTCTCATAGTGATCTCCTAGCAGTTGATTTGACTAAGACAATCTCGCGATTGTTTCGGCTATATCTAAGCCTCATCGGTTAGCCTCGTTATGGGTGATTTTTATAGATCAATCCATATTCCATAATCTTCCATCAATGCAAAACTTCCCCATTTATAAAATCCACAGTATGAGCAGATAATCCCCTCTTTATCTAATACTCTGACAATGTTGTAATCATCTTTTCGTCTATCTATTTCTATACAAATCATTTTTTAGCCTCGGTCTAAGTGGTTAATCTTCGGGTTGTTCATCGGGTCTATAAGCAAGATCGTAAAACCCGCGCTCACTAGGCGGGACTATGATTATTTGCCCGTTATCATCTCTAACCTCGTGCCCGTAATCATCTAGGGCAATCCCGTTTTTATCTATATATCTAAATTCCATAATTGGCCTCTTAATTAGTGCTGGTTGTGGTTACTAGTTGCTGGTTAATAAATTCAGCCATGCTTTCAGCGTCAAATTGATTGATAAGCCATACAGCATTAAGTTTCATATCTTGGGCGCAACAGTCCGCGCTCTCAAAATCCCCATGGTCGCCTAGGTTGTATAAAAGCCCGTCATTATTAAGTGCAAAATAGATCATTTTTTTGGCCTCGCTATTGGTAAATTTTGCATAAAACAGAATCGTATAGATCAAGCAATTCGCAAGGGTTTAGGTCATTGGTAAACTTATGCCCTAAGTTTTCAATCTTTAATTGAATGTAATCTTTCAATTCGTAATCGATCCCAATTTTTTCTAATTGAATCAAGATTAAATTTCTTTCGCTCATTTTGTGGCCTCGTGCTTAGTGGTTAAATTTCAAAATCGGCATAAATAGCTAGGGAATGATCGCGCACAGAATAGCCCGATACAATCGGGTTGCTTTCGTTCATGGCTAATTTTTCCATTAGTTCTAGCGCGCTATCCCTGTCGGGAAATTGCGCTATAACCTCGCTTTTGTCGGTGGTATTGCGATATAGGTAATAGGTCATACAGTCACCCCGCTTTGTATTGGCGCATATGCGGGGGTTGCGTTGTGGTGGTCGTATCTCTCATAATCCCTTTGGCCTTGTTCGTACCCATCTCTATATAGGGTTTTATGATGTTCAATAAAAATTGAGATATCGGGTAGTTCACAAGGCGAGTAATTGCGCCCATCTCTATAACCTACTGCATAAGCGTAAGCATCTGAATAAAATTCGGTTGATCTAGTTTTCATGCGGTGGCCTCGTTTTTGGTGGTAGGGGTTATGCTCACTTCCCAAAAATTAGAGATAAAGCGTAAACATAGAGCGCGTTTAGGAAAATCTAAGCCCTCTATCTCTCTAAATTCGTTAAAGTGTTCAATTATTTGGGCGCGTGTTGGCGGTTCATCGTAAGACCATGAGCAAAAGCCCGTTCCCTGTAAGCAGTCAATTAGATAAGTTCTCATGCGGTGGCCTCGTTTAGTGGAAAATAAAGCCTAAAATTAAAACATTCGGAAAATAACCCGCAAATCTCGCAACGGGAAAAAAACTCCTCACAATCTACTAGGTCAAAATGTCCGTTATCTACGGGTAAATTTTCCATAAATAGATCGAGTTCTTTTACTTCGCTATCTGTGAGGCCTGAATAGTCCCCGTTAATAATCGCGCTTGCAAAATGAGCGCTTATCTCATATTGGTAGTAGTCAAATTTCATGCTATCCCATCTAAATTGTCAAAATAGGCTTGCGGTTTAGTGATTGCACAATGCGCCCACTTATTAATGTGGCGGGTTGTGGTGTTAGACCACTTTTTTTCAGTCTTATAAAACTGCCCGTTTTCCCAACTAGCTACGGGAGTGCAATAGCTAAAAAGTACTTTTATCCCGTTGTGAAGGGTTATTTCTGCCATGTTCGCTTGTATAGGGTTATATTTCATGCTACGGCCTCGCTTTCTGTAATTTGTTGGGCTATTGAGCGCGCCTCTTGCGCTTGTTTATCGGCCTTTCGCGCTATGCTCTCTAGTTTTTCGGCATAGTGCGCGGTCAAATCAAATTGATCTAGGAATAAATACCCCGTTTTTTTTGCTTGCTCGCTTGTTCTTACGGCCTGATCGAGTTCTTGCTTTCCGATCTCTTGCCCGAAAATGTCAAATAAGTGAAACCTAAACCCGCGTTTAGTCTTATTCATGTCCAAAAAGCTACTTTCAACAATAAAAAAAACTAACCCGCTCGCGCTTTGGCGCGCGCTACTGATACGCGCCCCAAAAAACTTAAGCGCGCTATCGGTCGCAAAGTATGATCTACCCTCTAAATTTAATTGAGCGTTGGTTTTTGGATAACTCGATTTATTGCTATAAAGCGAGGCAAACCCTGATTTTTGAATAAGTAATGCTAAATCGTTGTTTTCCATAATTACCCCAATAGAGTGTTAATAAAGTGAAATAGAGCGTTTACGACTACTAGGCCAATATAGGCAAGGCAAGCGTAAAGCGCGACATTAAATAGAAAATCAAGTTTAGGAAACATAAAACCCCCTTATATGGTTGCGGTCTGTTTTACTTCAAAACTAAAGCCCAATGCCTTAGCGTGTTTAATTGTTGGCTCGGTTAGCGTCTTAGTGCCCGCTATTCTGGCAAGATATAGCGCGGTATCGTTTACGGGATAAATTGTTTTATTCCCGTAAACTTCCCTAATTTCTACTATTGCATTCGTATTCATTTTTAAGTAAGGCCTATTTCTAGGCCTTTCCCCTTTCACTCGTCAAAATTGTCAAGATCGTCAATACTTCCCTCATAATCGGCAAGCATTGATAAAAGCCCGTCATAATCTTCGTTCTCGCCTAATAGATCAGCGATTGCAAAAACATCAGCGCGATTAATCCCGTAATCTTCGGCAAGGCCTGATAAATACTCTTTTCTAGTCATTTTTTAAATCTCCATAGCAGTTGATTAAATGATTACCTAAAGGCAATCCCTAAACCCTTATAGAGGGCTTAGAGTTGGCTCTATGCGCGGTTTTCTTGTCCTAGCTCTGCCATTCGGTCATTAAATGCGCGCTTTAATATGGCTAAATCTGGTTCTACTTCAGGCCTTAAAGTAGGTGTATAAGGTGTGCCAATATAAGCGCGTATCATCTGGTCAAAATTGCTATAAGCGGTGTAATAGCAAGTGATCGCGTCAATATCAATCCATTTTGCGGTAGTAATATTGCAATCATCTGCCATCATTTCGTAATGATCCCCGCAGACATAACCTCGAAAAGGTTTATCTCCATTGTGACCCGCGATATACCATTGTGCGGGGATATTATCTTGCTCGCCTTGCTTACAGGAAAAGCAAAAAGCCTTGTAGTTTAATTTCATAATTTGGCCTTTTCGTTTTCCGTTTCAATAAGCTCATAGGCTTTATTGATAGCACTAAAAGCCCGCAATAGGTGATAAAGCGGGTTATCTTCATTGTCATTTTGAGGTGTTAAAGGGTCATAAGTGTTTATGTCCTTCCAAACAATACCCGCGATGTCATTTGATTTTTGTAATAAATCCAAATAATCTTGTTTAGTTAATTTCATATAATCCTTATATCTAAAGGGTTTGCGGTCAATAATATAGTAGGTATAAAATCAATAAATCACCTACTATATGAGCATGATTTTAGGCTTATATACTTGCTTGTCAATAGTTTTATCAATTATTTTATTATCGCTTTCCCTTAATGGTTTACCCTTAGATTGTGAGGGTTTACGACCTAATCGCGGGGATATCGCGCGGGCTATTGGCGGGCTAATCCCGAAGGGAAACAGGCCAAGGGATCAAACCCTACAAGGGAATAACATAGAGATAAATAGAATACTTACCATCTATCCTGAATTGTCCTATACTTGGGGTAATCGAATACCCACTAAATACCTATATGAATAAACCTATCAAGCTATCGCGTAAACAAATCAGCGAAGGCCTAAAACAAACCCCGATCGATCAAATATTAGTCGGGGTTCATAACGCGGATAAGATCAATTTAACCAAAAAACAAAAGGATTTTGCGCGTAAGGTCGCAGAGGGAAAACCTAAGGCCAAGGCATATCGAGAGGCCTATGACTCACACGCTAGGCCACAATCACAGGCCGAGCAAGCTAATAGATTAGCAAAAAACCCCAAGATAGCGACAATGATCGAGGCCTTCCAAGTGGCTAATGAGGCGCGGGAATATCTAATACCCGCTCAAATAAGAACAATGGCAATCCAAAATTTAGTGAGTATTGCAGTAAATGAGAGTGAAAAAACTAGTAACAAGTTAAAGGCCTTGGAGTTAATAGGCAAGATGAGCGAAGTAAGTCTATTCAATGAAACTAAAACCCATCTCCACTTACATTCCAGCGCGGATATCAAAGGGAAACTATTAGAGGGTTTGCGCTTAGCGTTTAGTAACTCCCGATCTATCAATGATCAGGCCAAGAGAAAGGCCGAGAGCTTGCTTATAGAGCTTGCAGACGAGCGCACAACGATAGACGAGGCCGACCCTTCTCAATTCCTAGAAAGCGCGACCCCACCACACCCCGACCCCCAAAATTCGACTAATGCGGGCAGTGAATGTATGCATAGTATTCCACTCGCTCAATCCGACTCAGATGCGATTCAATCCGACTCCAAAGCAGCTCAATCACTGTTAGACGACCTCACTATAACAGCTGTTATAGTGACAACTCCTTTAGAATCAAGCACTTCCCTGTCCATAGGTAGTAACCCTGATGCTTTAAATGATCCAATAGAGGGGGGAGGGGGTATAAATTCAGGACAGGAAGATACAGTTGTTCCACGTGAAACACCCCCCCTTAGTAATTCAAATGAAAAAGGGTAGGGGGGTATATGAAAATTTCCGAAGAATATCCAGAGTTATTGAAAGCGGACGGCTTTGATGATGCGATCCTAGGAGTAGTACAGAGGATGGGGATACAGGCTATCTGTTATGACCAAGATAAAGTCATTGATATCCTTATGGGGGATGGTATGACGTATGAAGAAGCTGTTGAGTATTTTGAGTTTAATATTGCGGGCGCGTGGGTAGGGGAGTCTACTCCGTTCTTTCTCCAGAAAATGGAGTTGTAATGTTTGGCGGGGATATTAGAAAAGAGAGAGTGGAAAGAGTAATGACTCTGGCTAGGCAATTGACAGTAATGGAAATGAGGGCGGTGATAAAAGAACTGACCCGTATCCACGATTCGATCATTATGGCAAATGACCCGAAATGGATTAAGTCATGAGATCGATCTATGAGATTCAAAGAGACATTGCCAGGGTTTCTAATTTATTGAATATCCTGATCTTAGAAAAGAAGTTAACGGTTTCCACCTTGGAAGGGATTGAGATAAGCTCTAAGATCCTGGCGGAAAAAGTAATTGAGAAGATGAAACAATGACCCCCGCGCAAAAAGAGACGTTTTTGATTATTGATGAGTACTGGAAGAACTTTGGGTACGGGCCGACTATTGATGATGTAATGAGACTAACGGGCGAAAAGGGTCGTGGAAACGTCGCGCGGAAGATGCGTACCCTCATTGAGATTGGGGTATGTAAAGGGGTAGCGGGAAAAGCGAGAAGTATACGGCCTTCGTATATACGTTTAAGGGATCTATGACTAACGATGAAATACTATTGGAGTTGATTAGTCTTTTGCCAGAGGAAGAGCAAAAACCATTCCTTCCGTTGACGGAGTCTTTGAATGTAGCCCAAGAGCGAGAGGTCGGGCAAATCGACTTTCTTTCGTTTGTTCAATCTGTCTGGCCTGCTTTTATTTATGGCAGACATCACGCGCTCATGGCGCAAAAATTTGAGGATATCGCTAATGGAAAATCTAGACGCCTTATTATTAATATGCCTCCCCGCCATACTAAGTCTGAGTTTGCCAGCTACCTACTGCCCGCCTGGTATCTTGGGAAATTCCCTGATCGAAAGATTATTCAGTGTTCAAACACCGCAGAACTAGCCGTAGGCTTTGGGCGGAAAGTCCGTAACTTAGTGGCCTCAGAAACGTATTCCAAGATATTCCCTAACGTGTCTCTTAGGTCAGACTCTAAAGCTGCAGGCCGCTGGGCAACCAATGAGAACGGAGACTACTTCGCGATTGGTGTCGGTGGTACTGTTACTGGTAAAGGCGCTGACCTACTTATTATTGACGACCCGCACTCGGAACAAGAAGCCGCACTTGCCGCATCCGACCCAACAGTCTTTGACAAAATCTTTGAATGGTATACCTCTGGACCAAGGCAACGTCTTCAGCCTGGTGGATCGATTGTCGTGGTGATGACCCGCTGGGCAAAAAAAGACCTTACAGGAAAGATCTGCCAATCCATTATAGATAGAGACGGAGACGTCTGGGATATGATTAGCCTCCCAGCGATTCTCCCCAATGGCAGACCACTCTGGCCTGAGTTCTGGAGCTTGGATGAATTAAATAAACTGCGCGATGAACTGCCTCTTTCCAAATGGCAAGCACAGTAT